TGAGTCAGGTGCCGTACAAGATATGTGTGGAGAAGACGTATCATTCTGTCTAGATGCTATTGAGGAAGGATGGGATATTTGGTGCGATCCTCGGATTAGGGTCGGGCACGAAAAAACTCGTATTATCTAAACAGCGTTTCTCGATTAAATTATGGCAGTAAAAACTAAACAAGGGCAATGGGGTTCAATGGAATTTATAGATTCCACCCCGAAGAAAACTCGTCAAGGGAGTGGCAAACACACTAAATATGCCGCTTCCTCTCGAAATGGGAAAGGCAAACCCTACCGAGGACAAGGAAAATAAATAATAAAGACCCGAAAGGGTCTTTTTTTAATATAAGGTATACCCATGGCAGAAACTAATGACTTTTTAGACAATCTAGGGAACCATCAACACCAAAAGATGCTTCGGGAAATTGCAAATGACAAGATAACACCTAAAAAAAGCGATAAAAACATCCAAAATGACCTCTATGAGGACGATGGACTCGATTATGACGATCAAACCATGATTATTACATCATAATCCTTAATAAATAAAATATAATTCCTTTTATAGTAAGTTATAAATGCCTTTAGAACGAATTAGCATAGGTTATAAGGACCTAAGCATGACTTTTAAGCAAAATCCGCTTAATAATGATCTTATTGCGCTTAGAAATGAGAATGCAATTGCTCGTTCTATCAGAAACATTATACTTACTTCCCCAGGAGAGAAGTTTTTTAACGAAGACTTTGGATCTAATGTTTCCAAATTGCTTTTTGATAATTTAGACCCATTAACTGCACTTGAAATTAAAGAGCAAATAACATTTTCTATTGTAAATTACGAACCAAGAGCCGATTTACTTCAAGTAGATGTAGTTCCCGATTATGATGACGGTGAATTCGATGTAGTTATTACATATAAAATCGTAGGAGTAGACGCAGCTGCTCAACAACTATCATTCGCGTTGCAACCAACTAGATAAATGCCATTAGTTAATTTTTCCAATCTTAATTTTGATGAGATTAAAACATCTCTAACGGATTATATAAGATCAAACTCTAATTTTACTGGGTATGACTTTGAAGGGTCTAACTTATCGACCCTCATTGATTTAATGGCATATAATACTTACATTACATCATATAATGCAAATATGGTGACTAATGAAGTATTCATTGATAGTGCAACATTAAGAGAGAATGTTGTTTCATTAGCAAGAAACATTGGATATCTTCCAAGGTCACGTAAAGCATCTACAGCAGTGATTAGTTTCTTTGTTGATGTAACTAGTGTAACACCTGCTCCCGCCTCTCTGACCCTTAGTAAAGGACCTGTGGCAGCGACTGCAGGAGTGCTTGGTAATAGTGCCTATGTTTTCTGTATTACTGAAGACATTACTGTTCCAGTTACTACAGATGCAAGGGGTAATGCCACAGCTAATTTTAATAATGTTAAGGTTTATGAGGGAACTTTATTAACTTCTGCCTTTACATACGATTCACAAAACCCTAATCAAAAATTTAAACTAACAAATGCAGGTATTGATACTGATTTAATGGTTGTACGGGTTTTTGGAACCTCTTCTTCCACAACTTCAACAAAATATAGTTCTAAAAACGATCTTTTTGATATTAAAGGGGATTCTAAGGTTTATTTTCTTCAAGAAATCGAAGATGAGCATTATGAAATCTTTTTCGGAGACAATATTTTCGGACAAAAACTGGATGAAGGTAATTACATCACTGTAGACTATATTATTTCTAGTGGAGATGGTGCAAATGGTATAAATGGATTTACTTTTGCTGGAAAATTATCTTATACCAGAAATTCTTTAAATTATTCTGTTACTTCTGGTATTTCTTTGCTCACTACCCTTTCTCAATCATCAGGTGGAGAAAATATTGAGAGTGTAGACTCGGTTAAAAAGTTTGCACCTCGTGTTTATGCCTCTCAGAACCGTGCAGTGAGTTCAAATGACTATGAAACACTCATTCCGGCACGAATTTATCCCGAAACAGAGTCAATTTCGGTTTTTGGAGGTGAAGAATTGATTCCTCCACAATATGGAAAGGTTTTTATTAGTATAAAACCACGAACAGGTGATTTTTTACCAAATTTAGTCAAACAAAGTATCAAAACTAAACTTAAAAAGTATGCAGTAGCAGGAATTGTACCAGAAATCCTTGATTTAAAGTATCTTTACCTTGAGGTTGACTCAAAAATCTATTATAACACCAATCTTGCACCAAATTCTGCTTATGTTGCTACTTTAGTGACTCAAAATTCTACATCTTATGCAGAATCAACTGAATTAAATAGATATGGTGCTAGATTTAAGTATAGTAAGTTTCTAAAAGTCATCGATGACAGCGATCAAGCAATTACCTCTAATATTACGACCGTTCAAATGCGTCGTGATATGAGATGTGCTTTAAATTCTCTTGCAGAGTACCAAATTGGATTTGGAAATGAGTTTCATATTAAAAGTATGAATGGGTATAACATTAAATCTACTGCATTTAGAATTCAAGGAATTTCGGAAAATGTTTATCTTTCGGATATTCCTAATAGTAATCGTGAAAATGGATCTATCTTTTTCTTTACAGTTCCTAATGTAAATTCTACAACTCCGACTATTGTGAAGAGAAATGTTGGAACTATTAATTATGTAAGTGGAATTATTACTCTTAATCCAGTTAATATTCTTTCTGGAAAATTGAAAGATGGTCAAACCATAGTAGAGATTTCTGCTTGTCCCAAATCTAACGATGTTGTGGGATTACAGGATCTTTATTTGCAACTAGATATAAGTAAGAGTAATTTTGAAATGGTTGTAGATGACATTGCATCAGGATTGGATCCAGGCGCATCAAATTATACTGTAACTTCAAGTTATCAAAACGGGACACTAGTAAGATCATAAAATGGCAGAAAAGAGAGTCCAATTTAACAACATAGTTCAAAATCAACTTCCTTCATATGTGGAAGCAGATTTTCCTTTAGTTGCTGAATTTTTTAAATCTTACTATCAGGGTCAAGAGTACCAAAGTGGTCCAATTGATCTGATTCAAAATATTGATCAATATATTAAAGTTCAAGAACAAACGAATCTTATCACTTCAGTTGTTCTTGATACTGAACTTACTGCTTATGGTACTACTATAGATGTTGATCTTCAACAATCCCCTATAGGAACCAAGGGTTTTCCTGATTCTTATGGATTATTGAGGATTGATGATGAGGTTATAACATATACAGGTAAAACAGATACATCCTTTACAGGATGTGAAAGAGGTTTCAGTGGAGTTACTTCTTACCATAAAGATGCCAGTCCTGATCAATTAGTTTTTAAAGATACTAATGCAGCAACTCATAAATCTGGTGCTACAATTGCCAATTTAAGTGTTTTATTTTTACAACAGTTCTTATTAAAAACTAAACGTCAATTTACTCCTGGATTTGATGATAGAACTCTTCATGCTGATTTAGATCAAAATATTTTTATAAAACAAGCAAAAGATTTTTATCTTAGTAAGGGTAGCGACAAATCTTTTGAGATTTTATTCAGAGCTTTATATAATCGTGATGTAAGTATTGTTAGACCTCGAAATTTCCTCTTTACCCCTTCTAATGCCAACTATAGAATTACAAATGATCTGGTAGTAGAACCAATTGAGGGAAATCCTTTAGATCTGGAACATGCTACATTGTTTCAAGAGCCTTTTGAATCTGATATTGAAAGAGCATATGCTCCTATTTCATCAGTTCAACCAATTGAAGTTGGATATGGGCAGACTTACTATAAGTTAAGTATAGACGCGGGATATGATAGAGATATTAGAGTTGATGGTGCAGTTTATGGAGACTTTAAAGTCTCACCTAAGACTCGTCTTATTGGTCAAGTAGGTTCTGGTGTTACTGCTCTTATTGTTGACTCCACTGTAGGATTCGGGGCAACTGGAGACTTGTATATCACTTATAATGATGGTACAACAGGTGTTTCTTCTTATAAATCTAAATCTTTAAATCAATTCTTTGGATTTGACAATATTAGTGGCACTATCGCTGATGGGGCATCGATTGGTATTAATACCTTTTCTTATGGACAGTCTTTCTCTGATCCTGACACCACTATTACCGTTAGAATTAACTCTGTTTTAAGTGAATTCAATACTTCTGCTACTACTTACTATTATTCAAAGAATGATACTGCGAAGATTAAAACTTTAGGTGTTTCTGACACTGGATTTAAAGGTAAAAATTGGTTTTACAATGTTTCTCCTACTTATAAAGTAAAAAGCATTGAATTACTCGATTCATCCGATCTAACATATCTCCTTACTTTAAATGTTGATCATTATTTCCGATTGGGGGATGCGGCCACTATCATTGATAGTATAGATGGTAAAAAAACAACCACTATTATTAATATACCTTCCGCCAAATCAATTACTGTCAGAGGACAAGGAAATTTAGACAGTTTAGAGACATTTAAGATTAAACGTAATATTTTAACTGGAGATTCTAGTAGTTTTCCTCAATCTTCTCTTTATGTTACTAATATTCAGAATGTCTATAAAGATAAGACTAAACTTTTAGTTTCTTCTCCTTCACTTCCATCTTATAACAATCAACCCTTAGATGTTGACTCACAAACCGTAAAATTCACTGGAACTTATGTTGGCGATACCTTTAATATAAGTCCATTTGGTGATCATGGATTTTATACGGGGGATATGGTTTATTATATTCCAGAAATAGTTGAATATGAATATTTCACGGCTTTTGGGTCAAAGAAAACGGGTTTAAAGGTTAATTCTTCTTTATTTGCGGGAGATGTAGGATATATTGTTACTGGACTGGTTGGATCCGAAGAAGTTGAAGATAGAGAGGCTCCAAATCAAAAATTATATTTTGTATAT